CAATCAAACAGGCGGCCAACGTTGCAACGCTCGGGCTGAGCGATGCAGTGCTCGGCGACAGCTTCGACACCCCAAAGACCAACACCACCACCGCCGAAGAGGTGAAGGGTAGCGACGTGTCGACCGCCGACGCCGAAGGCAACGCCGCTGACAAGCGCCGCCGGGCCAAGGCTGCCGGTATCACCTCGACCATCTTGGGCGGGGCGAACGCTGCAGCAGCACCGACCGCCACCAAGACCCTGTTGGGGCAATAACCATGGCTGACACTCTGCGCCAGCGAGCCGAGAAGCGCCTAGGTATGCTCAAGAATGAGCGCACCTCCTGGGAGACGAACTGGCAAGAGCTGTCCGACTTCATCCAGCCGATGCGCTCGCGCCTGCTCTGTGATCAGCAGGTCAACAAGGGCGACCGTCGCAACAACAAGATCATCAACAACGAGGCCACTGAGGATAGTGGTGCGCTTGCCGCTGGCATGATGTCAGGCCTCACCTCTCGTTCGCGCCCTTGGTTCAACCTGGTGGTGCAGAACAAAGAGGCCATGGAGTTCGGCCCGGTCAAGAACTGGTTGTTCGAGGCATCCGAGCGCATGCGCGATGTGCTGCTGCGCTCGAACTATTACAACTGCCAGCACGTTTCCTACTTGGAAATGGGCGTATTCGGGACTGGTGCCATCTGGATTGACGCAGATCCAAAGACCGGCATCCGCTGCGAAGTGTTCACCGCCGGTGAGTATTACGTGGCCAACGGCGCCGATGGAAAGTGCAACTCGTTCTACCGCGAGTTCAAGCTGACAGCCGCGCAGATGGCCGAACGCTTCGGCAAGGAGAACCTCAGCACTCAGGCGCAGAACGCCTTGAATGAGTCTCGCCAGGACCAGTGGTTTGACTGTATCCAGATGGTTGAGCCCAATGCCGACCACGTTCCCGACTCCAAGGGCAGCCGCAAGCTGCCGTTCATTGGTCTGGTGTGGGAGAAAGCTGCGCCATCCGACAAGGTGCTGGAGCAGAAAGGGTTCCACGAATTCCCGGTGGCCGTGATGCGCTGGGATGCTCTGCCGGGCGACTGCTACGGTACCGGGCCAGGCCGCCGTTGCCTGGGCGACATCAAGGCCCTGCAGTTGTACGAGCGCAACTCGGCACGCCTGGTAGAGACTGGCGCCAATCCAGCCATCCAGGCGCCTTCCAGCCTGCGCGGGCATCCCAGCTCCACCACTCCAGGCTCGATCACTTACGTGGATCAGGTCGGCGGCCAGAACCAGATGGCGCCAATCTACACGCCTGATGCCAAGTGGCTGCAGTTCATTGAGGCCAAGATCGCTCAGCATGTGGCCCGTATCCGCCGCACGTTCTACACCGATTTGTTCCTGATGATCAGCCAGATGGATGACGTCAGAACGGCAACCGAGATCAACGCCCGGCGCGAAGAGAAGATGGCCATGCTCGGTCCCGTGGTCGAACGTGTCGACTATGAAGGCCTGGACCCGATCATCGAGCGCGTGTTCGGCATCATGCTGCGCCAGTCGATGCCCATCTGGGCCGGGATCATCGACGGTGAGCCGCTGCTTCCTGAGCCGCCGGAAGAGATCGGCGATACCGTGGTAGAGGCCGATTACATCTCTATCCTCGCCCAGGCGCAGAAGGCATCTGCTGTCACCGGCCTGGAGCGAATCGCATCGACTATCGGCAACCTGTCCGCAGCCTTCCCAGAAGTCCGCGACAAGTTCGACGCCGACCAGTGGGTTGACGAGTACGGCGAGGCCATTGGCGTGGTGCCTACCGTCATCCGTGGTGACGAAGAGGTCGCAGCCATTCGCGAGCAGCGGGCCCAGCAGCAACAGGCGGCCGAGGCCCAGCAGGCCATGGCCAGTGGCGTCCAGGCCGCGAAACTCCTATCCGAAACTCAGATCACGGGCGACAACGCGCTCGGCCAGATCCTCGGAGCGTAAATGTTCGACGACGAAGACATCTCGCAGCAGCGGGAGGACGCCGCGCGCCTGGCGCAAAAGCGCCGTAACGCCGACGTACGAGCCCAGATGGCCACGCAGACCGGCCGCCGCTTTGTTTGGCAGCTGCTGACCGCGACCCGCTTCGAGGGTCGCACAACCCTTTTCGATACCCATGGTGGTCGGCAGAGCTATCTGCTCGGCGCCTATGAGGTTGGCCGGTCCGTGGCCGACGAGATCCGAACCCTGATCCCTGAGCAATACCTGCTGATGGTGCGGGAAAACACCGCTCAATCCACTGAGGAATGACCCGTGAGTAATATGAGCTTTGGCGACGCGATCGCCGCCCTGAAACAAGGCCTACGGGTTTCCCGTGCTGGCTGGAACGGTAAAGGCATGTGGCTGGTATTGGTGCCAGGCACCCCAGCAGCGCAGCTGCGCGAGGGTACGCCGTATCACGCCGCGCTCGGCCTGAATCAATGCGAGATCCTCCCGCACATCGACATGTGGACCATCAATGCCGAAGGGCGCCGAGCCATGCTCCCTGGCTGGCTGGCCTCCCAGTCCGACATGCTGGCTGATGACTGGACCATCGTTGAAGGGGGTGAAGCATGAACCTCTTCATCCACGGCCGTATCGGTCATTTCCTCATGAACGAATCCAACCCCGATGGTGGTCCTGCAGGTGGCGCCACCCCACCCGCAAGCGATCCGGCAGTTCCGCCGTCGCAACCGCCTGCCGCTGATCCAGCGCAGGCACCGCAGCAACCCCCAGCCCAGGCACCGGCAGAACCACCAGCGCCGGTTGTGCCAGAAGCCTATGCGTTCGCCAACCTTCCAGAAGGCTACTCCATCAGCGAAGAGCAACTGGCCGCATTTTCGCCAGTGCTGAAGGAGCTGGGCTTGACCCAGGAGCAGGCAGACAAGCTCGTCGCGTTCGACGCCAAGCGATCCCTGCCGGCCCAAGAGGCAAGCCAGCAGCAGGCCGTCGAGTTCCGCAACAAGCAGGTTGGCGAGTGGGAAACCGCTCTGCGCAGTGATGCCGAGTTCGGCGGCGCCAGTTTCGACGCCAATGTCGCCGTGGCACAGCAGTTCCTGACCGACTTCGGATCGCCTGAGCTTTCCGCCTTCCTCGCTGAATCTGGCCTTGGCTCGCACCCAGAAGTGGTTCGCATGTTCCACAAGGCAGGCAAAGAGCTGGGCGAGGGCAAGCTGCACCGCACCACTACCGAAGTCCCGAAAACCGAAATGACCATCGTTGATGCCTTCAAGTAAGGCCAAGGAGTAACACGTGGCAATTCTCACCTCGACCATGCCCACGCTGATCGACAAGTTCAGCCGGGAAGACAGCACCAAGAAGATCATGAAGATCGTCGAGCTGATGGCAAAGCAGAACGACATCCTCATGGACGCCGAGTACATGGAGTGCAACGACGGCTCCAAGCACAAGACCACCATGCGCTCGGGCATCCCTGAGCCAACTTGGCGGATGTTCAACCAGGGCGTGCAGCCAAGCAAATCGACCACCGTACCTGTGCTGGACACGACCGGCATGATGGAAGACTACGGCCTGGTCGATAAAGCGCTGGCTGACCTGAGCGGCAACGCTGATGCGTTCCGTGCCTCCGAGAACCTGGGCAAGCTGCAGGGCTTCAACAACAAAGCCTCCCGCTACATGTTCTACGGCAACTCCCAGACCGAGCCACAGGCTTTCCTGGGTCTGACCCCGCGCTACAACTCGCTGGCCGCAGAATCGGGCCGCAACATCGTTGATGCTGGCGGCACCGGCTCGACCAACACCTCGATCTGGTTCGTGACCTGGGGCGAACTGACCACCCACCTGCTGTATCCGAAAGGCAGTGTGGCCGGCTTCCAGCACCGCAACCTGGGTGAAGACACCGTCAAGGACGACGTAGGCGGCGAGTTCCAGGCCTACCGCGACCACTTCAAGTGGGACATCGGTATGTCGGTTCGCGACTGGCGCGCAAACGCCCGCGTGGCGAATATCGATGTAACCACCCTGACCTCGGATGCGGCGACCGGCGCCAAGCTGATCGAGAACATGATCAAGGCCTACTACCTGCTCGACAACCCGATGCAGGGCGAGGGCAAGACGGTGATCTACGCCAACCGCACCATCCAGACCTTCCTGCACCTGCAGGCAATGAACTCCAAGAACGTCAACCTCACCCTGGGCGAGTACGCCGGCCGCAAGATCCCGGAACTGCTGGGCATCCCGATCAAGCGTTGCGACGAACTGCTCAACACCGAATCCCGCGTGGTTTAAGGAGATCATCATGCTTTTCGACAAGAAACTGCTCATGTCGAACGCCCAGGCGATCACCGCCTCGGCGGCATCGACCGACGTCATCGACCGCGGCGACACCAAGGACGTAGGCCGTGCGGCCGATATCCCGCTGTGCATCCAGGTGGTTGAGGCCTTCAACACTCTGACCAGTCTGACCATCGAACTGCAGACCGACGATAACTCGGCCTTCAGTTCGCCGCGCAGCCTGTTCTCGGTGGTTGTACCACTGGCCGACCTGAAGGCTGGCTACCAGACGCCGGTCATCACGCTGTCGCAGAAGACCGAGCGCTATCTGCGCCTCAACTACACCGTAACCGGTACCGCGCCAACCACTGGCAAGGTGACTGCTGGTGTCGTGGCGGGGGTGCAGACCAATGGCTAAGACATACGAAGTGCTTGAGCGCTCGTTCATCAATGGCCAGCTGTACGAAAAAGGCGCGCGCGTACTGCTGGAGATCGATAGCCCCGGCGGCAACCTGGCGTTGCTTCAAGGGGAAGACCCAGCCGGCGATGAGAAGGACGAGATCATCGCTGCGCTGAAGGCCTACGGCATCGATGCCGACAAGCGCACCGGCCTGGACAAGCTCCGCGCCAAGCTCGCTGAAGTGAAGGGCGAGTAACAGCACCACCCAATCAGGGGCCCTCCGGGGCCCTTTTTCATGGAGCCAGCATTCCAATGTCATCAGTCATTGATGTGTGCAACATGGCGATCTTCCGCATCGGTAACGGCACCCGCATCGATGACCTGGAAGAAAACAGCCAGCCGGCCCGGATCTGCAAGCAGTTCTACGAGAGCAGCCGCGATTTTGTGCTGCGTGCCGACTGCGACTGGGGGTTCGCCACCGCTTTTGCCCAGCTCGCTGAGGTGGCCGACAACCCGAATCCCGATTTCCAGTACGCCTACGCCGTGCCAAATGACTGCATGCGCGTGCGCCGAATCGTCAATCCTGGCTGGCAGCAGGGGGCAATCCCGGCCGGCTTTGAGTGCTACATGCCCGAACTGCCACGCATCCCATTCCGCGT